AGTAGGTTATTAATTACCTTATTTCCTACTAGGTTTTTGGGTATTTATTCCTACTATTTTAGTAGGTTTTTATGAAAATCTCATAAAATTCCCCTATTTTCCCACCAACCTTCCCACTTACACACCAGCTAACCATTTCACACGCATTATACGCATTAACCTACAAATTTAACGCCTACACAACGTTTTACACAAACCTATACAAACACATCCCCACAACAATAACTATTCGCTATGACGAGCTTTACCACCCTCTACCGCTATATTATGCTTTTTCTCAGAACTCAACGTATCATCACGTTTGTTTCCACCTTGTCTTGCAATCGCCACCTTCTCATTATGCGTAAGCACCTTGGCTCTTGCTTGACCACCAAGACTTTGTGGACTAACCTTACTTTTTTCTTCACTCATATCATTATCCCCATACACACATTAATAAACACCCTATTCAGCAAGCAAGCTGACTGCTTCAGCAAGCAAGCTCAAGCTTACCCATACTTCACCATGTCTTCACGACACTCTATCGAACACCATCTACCGACAACACCATTTACAACTGCAACAGCATCGCCACACCATAAACATTCCCCAGATCCATCGATGTGCAGCTCACCATCTTTACAAGCTTCTATAGAAGATCGCAACATCTTCTCATAATATTCATTTGCAACATCTACTTCATCAGCCATGTATACACATACCATTACACCAATTAACATACGCCATCTTAGGTGAATCGCCATAGGCAAACCTATAACTACAATAACATTTCCATAAATTACCTTCACGTTTAATCTTTGGTTTTGTAACTGTCTTCATTTGCTTTAAACCTTCTAACTTTTTTTCGATTCTTGTTACTTGTTTTTAATGCCATTAACTATCACCTAGTATGTACTGGCATATCATTCTCAATATACCTTTTCTCATTACAATCTTTACCGTAACACCACTTCTGCTTCAAACTATACAGCATCATCCAATGGGTGTGTTTGCATATCGCCAATTGTTTAGGTGCGCTAAAAAGATTAATTGGAGGAAATCTCATAACAAATCCTTAAAGATCTCATAATACAACCATTGCACAGCAACATAACCAACAGCCACCCAGATCATTATCTCTATCATTTCATTTCCTCTTCAGCTTTCATGTCTTGATAACGTTCCAGCGTATCTATCGCTTCCTGCACATCTTGCTGTTCATCCTTACTTCCCCTAGCTCCTGCACACAACAACTTTTTTATTGCATGTTGTAGGCATGGATCGGTAACTTCAAACAACTCCAACACTCGATACACATCAACCGCATCTAAATGGGTCACCTTCTTAAAATAATGATTATGTTTCATTCAACCCACTCATTCCATAACACAATAATAAAAATAATAACACAAATGGCATAGGGTAAAATCTTTAACGTATCAACCATAACATCAATCCAAACAAACCAATAAAAAACCCTATTACCAAAGCAACAGGCATTAAGTACCATTTAGTCATTTTTCTTTTCATCAACAACTCCATCTCTCTTCTGTTGAAACTTACCTTCATGCAACGTAACCTTACCATCCTCTTTAATCGCAACCGCACTTATACCAAACTGCTTTTGTACCATTGTTAAAAACTCATTTATTTCATCCATCATCCTCAGTACCGTCATAAGGAGGATAGGGTGATGTTCTAAAGAACAACATCCCCATCCCCCTTTGTTATTTGACCTTCTACTAGATACTACGGATGGTGCTTTTTTAGACCATCCTCCCCTACCTATGGTAACCAATAATAGTCACCATCTTTTATAACAAGTCCTTTAGAAACAAGAACTTCAACGCCTTTTTTAAAAGCACCATCAGGTTTTACACCACTCAAAAGGTCATAAGCATGTGGTCGCCACTCTTCTAAGGACGATACAAATTCATCCTCACCAAGGACGGTCAGTCCTTTTCCCTTTTTTTTCAAAGTTTCTAATGCTACCACTAAAGCATCAAGACATTTTTGTGGGTTCTTATCCAGTGGCTTTTCTTTTTTAGCAACACCCTCATACTTCAAATAAACAGAAGTAATTTGCTTTTCTTCATCAGCATCATAAAACATCTCACCATCCAGCTCAACTTCCTGTATGCTAAAATTCATATCCGAGCCAGCTCCAAAATCTTTTGACTTGGTACAAGCAAATTTAACAACATCTTTACCGTCCTTACTCACACAAAACTCTGCGTCCATTGCAGCTTTTATTGAACTACTTCCACGACTTCTACCTTTATCCCCATGACCGCTATGGTGGACAGTAATAATCGCAGCGTTTAATCGTCTAGCCAACAATTCAATAGACTTAAAATACATTGCCATGTCTTCACTGGAGTTTTCATCGCCAACCATATTCCTGTGCAACGTATCAATAATAATAATGTCTGCCTTGAAATCCATATCTTCTACCAACTTACAAATATTCTCAGCTTCACGAGCATCTAGTAAATTAATAGATCGTCTGCTGAAACGTATTCTGTCGCCATTAATAGTGCTTCCACTATACTTCTGCATCAATGCCTTAAATCTAAACGTAGCACCACGCAAACCTTCACCCATGATGATCAACGTGTTTAACTCTTCTTTTACCTTGTGACCATGCCAATCTTTACCAATCGCCCCACAAAATGCCCAATCCATAGCAAATAATGACTTGCCAGCACCAGACTCACCAAAAAGAAGATTATTAGATCCACGCTCAAGTATTCCTTTGATCAACCACTGTGGTGTAGTGACGTTACTCATCATTTCTGATAATGATACAAACAATCCCTCATGCTTGATCTTTCCAAAAACAGTATCACGCACAGCATCAATGCCATGTTGCTTCATGACATCGTTAAAATCGCCATAGGTTTCTGGATAAACTACATCAACACCACATAGATTGGCTTTGTCTATACCAACGCCATGAATATCATTGTCTGCACAGATAACAATACGTTTCTTGTCGTACTGTATCTTTAACATATCAGTTACAGATTTAAGATTTCCTGCTGTAAACGCAATACATACCGCTAGATCAGTTGCTTGGTGTAGACTATCCGCAGTTGCAAATCCTTCTGCTATTAATAAAGTTTCAGATGCAATTGGATCTCCTATCCAGCAATGACCACCAGCCATCTTACCGCCAGAATGAAACCTCTTTGCTCCATCACTAAAGATAGACTGCAATGACTGTATGTTACCTAATTCATCATATACCGGTATCAAAAGCTTTCCACCAAACACTTTCGCCATGTTCGGATTGATACCTTTATCCGTTAAATAGTCATGCTCCTTAACAACTACCGCTGCATCATATAATGATTTAGCTTCACGAGCTGCAACAGCATAAGCTTCATCACGCTCAATAGTTGCCTTTCGTTTAGCTTCCTCAAACTGCTGACGCATTGCCTCCTGTTCAGTAATACTTGGCGTATAATCCCTATGCGCTTGCCATTGGTGTTGCTCTCCTGTTCTCCAACACCCAAACACAGCTCCCTTACCATCATCAAAAACTAATACCCAACCAGACTTATCAGATTGACGTTTACTTGTTGAAAACCGAGTAACCTTACCAATACCAATATGTGCAGGTGGTGTATAGCCAACCGCTTTTATTGCATCGTGAAGTTCACTTAACATTGAAATAGTCACTTAATCTTTTGACTAAATCATATGGAATTACTTTTAATTTCCCGTTAGCAAGTTTCCACAAAGTCATATATCCGATGCCTACTTCCCTTGATAAATAAGACAGATTGAAAGCAGGATGTATTAATTTAGCTTTGATTTCTTCAGGTGTTAGCATTGTTTTTTCCTCTTGTTAAAAAAAAATATTTTTAAAGTATTGCAATTTTAATTTATATCGGTAATATAAGCAACTCGAAAAGAAAGAAATTTAATCTCAATAGGAGAAAAACACAATGAGTATACTAAGCTCAATCGCAAAACCAGATGATCGTTCGATCATTTGTACTATTACCGGTGATGCAGGTTTAGGTAAAACTAGCCTATCTGCAACATTCCCAAACCCAATCTTCATTAGAGCTGAAGACGGTTTACAAGCCGTTCCTTCAGAATCAAGACCTGATGCGTTCCCTTTGCTGTCTAATGTAGACATGTTATGGGAGCAGCTTACTGCACTTATAAAAGAGGATCATAAGTATAAAACACTTGTGGTTGATTCGGTAACACAATTAGATACATTGTTTACGAATTACATCGTAGATACCGATCCAAAAAAACCTAAATCAATAGCTCAAGCACTTGGCGGTTATGGTGCTGGCTTTCAAGCATTGTCATCACTTCATGGTCGTGTACGCAAGGCTGCTGGCATACTGAACGAAACCAAAGGTATGAACATTGTCTTCATTGCTCATTCAGAAACAGAAACAATCGAATTACCCGATGCTGATCCGTATACAAGATACAACATTCGTATGCAGAAAAAGTCTGTATCACACTATACAGACAATGTTGACCTGGTGGGCTATCTAAAGCTTGAAACCCATACTATGGGTGATGGCGAACGTAAAAAAGCAATCAGTGACGGCACTAGAATACTGGTAACATATGCGTCCGCATCGAATGTTAGCAAAAATAGATACGGCATAACAAATGACTTAGTTGTAATGGCTGGTCAAAATCCTTTAATTAATTTAATCCCTAGCATTGGAGCGTAGTATGAGTAACTTTTGGGTAACATCTGATAACAAAAAAATTGAAGCAACGGGTGCATTTACTTCTGGTGGCGGAAAGATTGAAAACATTCCTGATGACACAACTTGTTTAGCTTTGATTGATGAAGCTGGCATTGCTGAGTATGAAGGTACTGAATATGTTAATTTGCGTTGGACAATAGCAGAACCTATTGCATACAAAGGTCGCAAAATATTTCAAAAAATACGGATTTATGATGCTGATCCTAAGAAAGCGGATAAAGCTAAAGAAATGTTATTAAACATTGATGCCAACTGTGGTGGAAAACTTGCTGAAAGTGAAGAAGCACCAAATGATAAATCAATGGCGAAAGCCCTTCTCAACAAACTGATGTTAGTTAAAGTATTAGTGTGGGAACTTAACGGTAAATCTGGCAACTGGATAGCATCTGTAGCTCCAAGAAAAGGTGTTTCTTTACCAGAACCAATTGCTACAAAAGAACCTTCTACTGAAGATATTGATAGTATCCCTTGGTAAGAAATCTTAACGCACAAGGATGTGCATTTTTAAACATTAATGAGATAAATAAAATGTTAATCACACAAAAAGATGCAATAAAAGCAATAGAGTCTGGAGAAACACTTAAAAGAAATGATGGCTCATTAGTTTATTCACTAGAAAATAATTTTAATAAACTTACAGCAAAATATATTAATAAAGATTGTGAAACACAATTTGAGCCATATCCACAATGGTGGCTTGATTATAAAATTACTGAATATAAGGTAAATAAAATGACTGAAAAAACTACAAACAGATTGACTCAAAAAAAAATTTGGGAAATTTCAAAAAAAATAGAAACAGATATTGAATTGTACAGAGATACTGAGTACAAATTTATTGCAAATGAAATGAATGAAATATTTGATTATGAAATTACTGTATCAAATATTCAGCATATTAAAGAAGTAACTGGATTGCAAATTGGCAAACCTTCAAAAAGACCTGTTTCAACAGCTCAGGAAGATATTAAAGCTGCTCATGAAGATATTAAAGCGATTGCAAATTTATTACTTAGCGTTAAGAATTTTGAAAATAACGCCATGTTGTTGGATATTGTTAATAAAATATAAGGTTATTATTTATGGAACAACAACGTACAGAAGAATGGTTTAAAAAAAGAGCTGGTCGTGTAACTGGTAGTAATGTTGGTGCAATCTTAGGATTGTCACCATTCATGAAACGTGAAGATGTTATGCGTAACATGGTGCGTCAATATCATGGCTACCCAAGTGAGTTTACTGGTAATCAAGCTACTAATTATGGAACGTATAACGAACCAAATGCTTTAGCTGATTATGAATTAAAGTTTAATAAAAAAGTAGAACTTACTGGTTTTCATACTTATGAAGATTGGCTGGGAGCATCACCAGATGGTTTGATAAATGATGATAGTTTGATAGAGATTAAATGTCCATATGGTTTGCGTGATAAAAATCCACCAGAGTTTAAATCTATAGACTATCAAACGCATTACTGGCTACAAATACAGATTCAACTGTTTGTAACTAACAGACAATGGTGTCATTTCTACCAATGGTCAGCACATGGTTACATGCTTGAAACAGTACAATTTAATCCATTAGCTATTGAAGAATATTTACCAAAGTTAAAAGACTTCTACAATGAATATCTTGTAGAGCGTGAACTTCCACAAGCGCAAAAGTATATTGATGATAAACGCCAACAGGTTAGATGCGAAGGACAGGTTGAGCGTTACTTAATGATAGCAGAGCAAATTAAAGAACTTGAAGCAGAAAAAAAACGATTGCTTGATGAAATAGTTAAGTTAGCAGATGGCAAGGACAGCGAGATTAATGGTCATAAGCTAACTAAAGTCACCAAAGCTGGTTCTATATCTTACGCCAAAGCTGTTAAAGAACTTCTTCCTGATGCAGACCTTACTGACTACACTGGTGATCCTGTTAGTTATTGGCTTTTAAAATGAAGCTCCGCCCATACCAACAACAAGCGCATGATGCAGCTATAAACTGGATAAAAAAATGTACTGACCCATGCGTATTAGAATTGCCAACAGGGAGTGGCAAATCTTTAATTGTTGCAGAAATAGCCAATACATTGCACCAGGTAAGTAATGGCAAGCACATATTGTGCCTTGTCCCATCAAAAGAGCTGTTAGAACAAAATGCGGAGAAATACAGAGATACTGGTAATCAATGCAGTTTGTTCAGTGCAAGCGTTGGTGAAACATGTTTAAAACATCCAGTAGTTTTTGGTACACCTGTTAGCGTTAAGAATAAGATTCATCGTTTTGGAGCTAAATTTTGTGCGGTTGTACTGGATGAAGCGCATAGAATAACACCAACGGTAAAAAGTATCATTGAATCTTTGGTTGCTTGTAATCCTAATCTGCGTGTCATAGGTCTTTCAGCTACTCCATACAGGATGGGTAGTGGTTATATCTATAGAATGGATGAACATGGCAATGCTTATGGTGACGATAAAGCAAAAGATCCTTACTTTAGTGCAAGAGTGTTTACTGTTTATGCGAGAGATTTAATCAAACAAGGTTACCTAACACCACCTACTATTGGGGGAATCAATACAGGTCATTATGAAACATTGGAGTTGCAAACCAATCGCATGGGTAACTTTGATGCTGCTGACATTGATAGGGCATTTCATGGACAAGGAAGGCTTACCAGTGCGATTGTAGGCGATATTGTATCGCAAGCAGTAGATAGACAAGGCGTAATGATTTTTGCAGCGACAGTACAACATGCTGGCGAGGTAATGGAATCGTTACCACCATCGTTATCGGCAATTGTTACCGGTGAAACACCGAAACAAGAACGTGCTGAAATACTGCGATTATTTAAAGCTAGAAGGCTTAAATATTTAGTTAATGTTAGCGTGTTGACTACAGGATTTGATGCCCCACACGTTGATTTGGTGGCTATTTTAAGAGCTACCGAATCAGTTAGTTTACTCCAACAAATAATTGGTAGAGGATTGCGAATTGATAATAATAAAAATGATTGTCTAGTGTTGGATTATGCTGAAAACATAGAACGACATTGTCCAGATGGAGATATTTTTAATCCTGATATTAAAGCTGGAATGACTGGTAGTGGAACTTACACAATTGAAGCAGAGTGTCCTGAATGTAACACCGTCAATGAATTTGCCGGTAAAATTAATGAGGAAGGATTTAAGATTGATGATAATGGTTATTTTGTAGATCTGGAAGGTAACAGAATAGAAACTGACTATGGAGATATGCCAGCACATTGGGGTAGAAGATGTTTTGGTTTAATAAAAAACAGAACCATACATAAGTTAGTTAGATGTTCTTATCGTTGGACGTTTCGTGCTTGTCCGCATTGTGAGGCAGAAAATGATATTGCAGCAAGGTATTGTTGCAGTTGCAAAGGAGAGCTAATTGATCCTAATGAAAAGTTAATAGCTGACTTCCAGATGAAAAAGAAAGATCCTTACTCCATGCAGACGGATAAGGTTATTGATATGAAAATACGACCAACTATTAGCAAAGCAGGAAATGAATGTTTAAGAGTTGATTTCATAACCGAATACAGATCTTTTCCAGTATGGTTTACCAAAAAAATAGCAGCTCCATATAATCAGTTTGTAAAAGAAACAAGTGAGGGTAGTATAAAGCCCTCAACTATCACCTACAGAAAAAAAGGTGAGTTTTTTACAATTTATGGATACAACAAGGTAGCCGATGAAATTCCATCCTGAGATAAAAGTTTTTGGTGATACAACATTTAGAGGTGAATGTTCGAGTGAAACTGTTGAAGCGGTCACATTTTTTGCAAAGTTAAGAAGAGAATACCCTGAAAGCTATGGAAAAATAGCTACGCATATAAGGAATGAAGGACTGCGTACTTATCATCAAGCTGCTAAACAAAAGAGCGAGGGAATGACAAAAGGTGCATCTGATATTTTAATTCCGGCAGCCATTGCGTTCGTCTGTGAATTAAAACGCCAAGATCATACCAAGTCAAAATGGCAGGATGGACAGCAAGAATATCTCTTGGAAGCCAAGAAACAAGGGGCTTTCGCTTGTGTAGCTCTTGGTTATGTTGGAGCATATGAAGCATTTATTTTCTGGAAAGATAAAAAATATTTGCAAATTGATAAATAATTATTTAATCTATGCCCAACTTAACAAGAAATACAAAGGGGAATAAGATGATGACAACAAAGAAGTTAGCAAGTGGGCATTTTGAAGTTTTCTGGAATGACTTGCCAACTGAATATTCCATTGTAAATGGCTCACTAGGACAGTCAGGAAATGAATCAAACTTTTATGGAATAACTAATAAAATTACTGGCAAAATTAATTGGCAGGGTTCTATCCAAAAATGTAAAAAATTAGTTCAATTTACATTAGAAAAAAGAAATAAATAATAATCACCGCCTCAAGGACGAGGCATTAACTACAACTATAAAGAGAACGACATGAAAGAGCCTAAATCAATATGTGTTACAGCTACACCAACAACAAAAGAGTTGAAGAGAATTGGTAAATTCCATCACATAATACCCGTGGGTGATGCAGTTGGTATATTCTTCTTCAACTGCCGTAACTCATATAAACGGCATATGGACAAGTGGAACACAATCGCACCTATTTATTTAAAATAGTAACCACCGCCTCAAGGACGAGGCATTAACAACAACTAGAGAGAAATTATGAATAACAAACAAATAGCAGTGATTGTATTAACCGCCTTAACATGTGGATTTATTATTGGTGCAACATATACCAATAACGACAAATCCAGCGTAATCCACAAAACTCGTAGCGGTAGCTTCATTATCCAAAAGAATCTGAAGGGAGAGGAGCAGATTTATCAAGTGCTAGAATTACCTAGCAACATTCCATCATTCGTAACCCCAAGAGGTGAGTTCTAATGAAAGGTCAAGTAACTTATGATTGCATGGCGGAAGAGTTTGAATATGAGTTTGATGATGATCAAATTGGTATTCAGCTTCAAGTTGATGATCTGGTTGACAACATGCTAACAGATTGTGAAATTGGTGGTACTATGATTGCACAATCTTTTATTGATTATTGCCAAGCATTAATCAATGGTGAAATCATCGACAGCGATGGTTCAGAGTTTTTTCAAATCATAGAACATGCGGTTATTTCGCCAAGATTTGAAGATCGTAATGAGTCAATCAATCAACTTATTCAAACTGCTATGCACTGGCAAGCATTGAAAACAGTTACCTCCTTAGGGTAGAAACCACTCGCCCAGCTTATGACTGGGCATTTTTTTGAGGTTTATATGAGAAACATAATTACAGCCATAATATTAATGGCGATTAGCAATACATCCTTTGCAAAAGAACCAACAAGTAAACATTGCCTACAGCTTGGTAGACAATATCGCCATGCTGTACGTACAAATAACCCCATTAAGCACAAATTAGCTGAACGGTTATGGGTGGAGTGTGGGAAATAAACAAATTTTATAGGCAGTGTAACCGCACTCTTTGATATAAAAAGCATGGAAGCAGTTAGGCTACGCTGGAAGCTTGAAATTTTACCAATGCCAATAATTATGTTCTGCCAAATCTATCAGCATAATTAAAGGTGAAGGCTGGCGGTTATTGATAACGGCTCAATTGGTAATCCAGCACATTATTAATTTTATGAGAATTTATTATGTTGACAGAAGAAGAGAAAAAAGAAAAAAGAAGATTACATAACCAGCGTTATCGTGAAGAAAATAGAGAATCAATAAATGCTAGAGTTAGAGCAAGAAAATTAAAAGAGAGGATTGGGAAAATGCCAGAAATTGACCAACAAATTAACATCACCAAAAAAGAAATAGCCAAGTTAATTGGCGTTAAGATTTTGATTCTTGAAAAAATTCTAAAAGATAAAAAGTATTCAGCTCCAAAGCATACTGAACTACATTTTGACGGAACAGTTTTGTTTAATCGAGCTGAAATCATGGAATGGATGCCATATGCTAGAGAAGTTTCAGCTTTTATTAAAAAAACTAAACCTATAGTGTTGTCAGGTATGTCTGCTCAAATAGTTCAATTCATGCGTAAAAACAAAAAAGTAGAATTGTTCTGCAATGAATTAAGACGTAAACAAATGGATGGACGAATTAACAATGGCTAGGGATGTTGATTATTCGTTGATACTCCAAGTATTACATAAAAAAGGATATAGCTTATACGACATTGGAAAAAAAACAGGTGTTGCAATAAGCACATTGTCTACAGTTAAACAGGAAACCAAAGGCGTACCTAAGCATTGGTATGAAGGATGGGAAGGAATTGCATTACAGGAATACTATCGTAAAGCATTAGGTACAAACGCTCCTTTTGTGGGAGATTATATTGAATTAGAGGATTGTTATGAAAATGAAATATCCATTACCCAATGACAACGCCAGGTGTATTGGTAGTAATTGCGACAAAAAACAAGATTGTGCTAGGTATTTGTCTATTGAAATTGATACTAAGGACTACATGTGGCATATGGACGCTAAAAAAGAATTTAATAAAATTGACTGTGATTTTTTTATAGATTTTCGAGGCAATTATTATGAGCATTGAGAAAGAAAATGTCAAAAACAAAAAGTATTTAAAAGCAATTTATGATAAGCAAAGAGTACCCAAAAAACCTAATGAATCAGCTTTTTATGAAAGAGTTATTCCTGTAACTGAGTCTGGTTGTTGGTTATGGGTAGGAAAGGTTAGCAATGTAAGGTGTGGAGGTTATGGTGTGTATAACGGCTATACCATGCACAGATTTTCTTACGAATTGCACAATGGCGATATTCCTAAAGGTTTATGTGTTTGTCATAAATGCGATGTTCCTTCATGTGTAAACCCATCTCATTTATTTTTAGGAACGCATAAAGAAAATATGAAGGATATGCAAGACAAAGGAAGAAAATGGAGTGGCATAGTTATGCGGAAAATAGACGGGTTACCAGCATCTGCAAAACTAACACCAAGCATAGTTAAGGAAATAAAAAACCTATTAACAGATGGTATGTCTCAAAATCAGATAGCAAAAATTTACGGAGTTACACAAAGCACAATTAGCTTTATTAAAAGAGGTGCGACATGGCAGAACGTGTAAGCCGTGAAAGAGAGTTTTTAAAAAAGCTTAGATACGCTACGCATTTGGAGAATGATCTAAGAAAAGAGCTTGAAGAACTCCTTGCTAAACCTGAGCCTACAGCAGAACCTGTGGCTTGGATAATTGAAACAGAAATTCATGGAAAACTTAGTGAATGGGTATGTACAGATAAAAAACATTACATGGAAGAGCATGATTCTATTAAAGAACCAATACCACTTTACCTAGCACCCCCAAAACGAGAGCTTTTAGGTGATGGTATTACTGCGGATATGTACCGTGCTAATAAGAAAGCAACACACCCTGACAGCTATTGGGCTGGGGTTTGCGATGCAGAGAAAGCACACGGTATTGGAGTAGATGATGATAAGTAACGAACGATTAAAGGAACTATTAAATTATGATGCTGAAACTGGCATTTTTATTTGGATTATAAAAAGGAGAGGAAATGTAAATATAGGTTCTGTTGCTGGAGGTAAAAAACCAGATGGTTACATTCATATTAAGCTTGATGGTAAAACATATAAAGCACATAGATTGTCATGGCTTTATGTTTATGGAAAATTTCCAGAAAAAGGATTAGATCATATTAATGAAGTTAAAGACGACAATCGTATAGTTAATTTAAGATTAGCTACAGATCAAGAAAATATGCAAAATATTTCAAGTCCAAGAATAGATAACAAATCAGGTTATTTTGGAGTAAGCTGGAATAAGAAAACTAATAAATGGTTAGCGCAAATACAAATTAATGGAAAAAAGAAATGTTTAGGTTTTTTTAAAACAACTGAGGAAGCATATGATGCTTATAAAAATGCTAAACGAGAATTACATAAGTTTTGGGTAGAAAAATGAATCTATTTAATAAAAATGCTGAGGCATACAAATTAGATTTAAAGGATGTTATGAGTGAAAATCAATCTGCAACATACTATATGGCATTTGGTGATAATGGAGGAGTAAATTTTCTTATTAGAACTCCTAGCGTTACTTCAGAACTAAAATTTACCAGAGATCAAGCCAAATGTTTAGTCGAGCAATTTCAGTTTTATATTGGGGAAGATGATGAGTAAAGAAATAAATGATCTTAAGCAACAAATCATATGGCTACAGAATCAAAATGCTTCACTTATAAATAGACAAGAAGCACTTCGAGATCACTTTGCTGGACTTGCAATGCAGGGATTTTTATCACTTAATAAATTTAATACAGATATGATTGTTAAGTTGTCTTACGACATGGCAGACGCAATGTTATCAGAGAGAGAGAAAAATGATAATTGATCTTGAAATGATGAAAAAACGGCTTGAACAAATAAAATCTCAAGCAAGTCATTGGCTTTCATCTTCTGATAATAGTTATGAAGCTTGTTTACATGATAAGGGTTATTACAAGTTACAAAAAGACATTAAATTGGTAGAACGTCTTGATGAAATTGAAGTTATTATGGACAATCTCATGGACGAGCATGATGCTATTTTAGAAAAACTAGGTGAGGATATGCGATGAAACTTTATGATGTTTACAAATTGGAAAAGGCAATTAAAAATTTACACTTAATGATGGGTGTAGTTGTATCCACATTAATATCAATTATTGTGTATTTTCTTAATCATTGTTGATTATTTAAACATTAACAATGCCACCAGCATCGACATAAAATTTATTTAATACATCTAATTTATGTTCATGCTGGTTATATCCAGCACCAGGCAAACTTGCCCACCTTGATGCACAAGCCTTAACCGCATTAGCAAAATCACCAGCTTCAATTAAAGATAATGCCTTACATTCTTTAATTAATTGAATAGCAATCTTATCCTGACTATCTGGGGAAAAATCAGGCAATTTAAGTTGTTTTTTATAAACATCATAATAACGAGTTAAAATTTGATAACGCCCTGCTGCACTTGATTTTAAACCTTTTCCTAAATCAATAACTAATCTAGGATGATCTTGATAATTATTAAAAAGATGAGGTTTAGTTTTTGTGCTTCCAACAATTACATCATAACCATGATTATTTCCAATATCTTGAGTTCCCTCAGATTTTGCAATCATAGTTAGAAATGCTTTTAAATTATTTGTCATTATTTAACGCCCATGATGTACGCTATAAATGCAAAAATTGCCCCAACAGCAAAAACTACTCCACCAAAGAAACCTTTGTTTGATGCAGACTGTGTTTTTAAAATATCCAAAGATTCACAAATACGTTCATATTGGTGTTTATTTTCTAGCTTATCTTCAGTTAATTCCCGGCACAAACTATCTAGTCGTTGTTCCACTTTTACAAGCCTTATGTTGAGGTCATCTGTCACGATTTAATCCTTGTATAAATTTTTGGCATAATTGAGCATAAGCACTTACTTGATCGGCTCGATAG